GATGGTCGTTTGTGGATAGAAATCAGCCAGAATGTGCGAACTGGTGGTTACATGACTGACGCTGATCGTAGTCAGTTGAGCACATTTATTAACAATGATTCCACAGTTACTCTAAGCAATGGAGAAACTATACCTAGCCGTCAGAGTCTAAATGATGCCCTGAGAATACAGCCAGACTAACTTACTATACCTAGTAGTTTCCAAGATTTAGTTTTAGACCTTTCTCCCTTTATCACCTGACAAACATCACTTGCGCGAAGTTTGTACTTGTCAATGAAGTCACGCCTTGTCATCTGTACTATATCACCAGTTTCTAAGTTTATCCATACGTATAAATTGTGGTCATAGTTTTTGTTTGTCTTTTTTATACTGAAGTTTTCTTTTTTTGTGTAATGGTTATTACCGCTGATTTTACTCGCATAGCCAGGTTGTTTTGTATAATGATTATCTCCCGAAATTGCCAGGTTGTTACCACGGGGCCCTCGCATTTTTTCTCTAACCTCAGGTCTTTTTGCTGGGTTCGCGTCACCAGATAACCCTGTTCCTGGCCTTTTTGAGCCAAATAGTGGATGCTTGTTGCCTAATTTTCCGTCACGGTGTGTATAATGATTTTGACCTGAGGTTGAAAATCTATGATTACCTTTTCTTTCACTAGTCCAACTTTTTGATACAACCATTGTTAACTCTGGTCTTTTGCGGCCTGACATTTTTTGCTTTTTGCTTTCTTTGACTTCTGGTCTTTTGCTGGGATTCAATTCTCCATAAAGTGCGCCACCTCCTGTTTCAGGAATCATATTAGCATAAATCAAATTTCCGTAATCATCCATGGCACTCGTAACTCTCCATAAATTACTATAATAACGACCCCAGTAGTGCAGGTCTTTTTGAGAGAGACATTCTCTAAGCAATAAGGTTTCATACTCCTTGCCATGCTCTTTCAGATGCTGTAACCAAGCTTTACCTGACCCAGGATAGGCGTGATAATCACTCTTGGTAGTTTTTCCCAAGTATCTCAAACCTGTAACTTTGTGAGTTTTTACATAAAGATAGATCATTTACTCGCTCCATCTTTATTTAGTGGTTTATTCAGCAATTTGTTTTTTACAAGTGGAACGGCATAAATAAATCACTAACACTGTTCATCATGGCACAATTCTTCTACTCAGAACAAATAAAACGTTTCCTAATCCAATTCGCAAGAATTTTTAGTAATTGGAGCGTCACAGACGGTTACGACCCCAATGGCAACCCCATTATCAAACGCATTCCCATCATGTACGGTGACAGCAGCCGGCAGGCCGCCAACATCATAGCCAACAACAGTGCCAGTAGCATGCCCAGTGCTCCGCTCATAACCTATTACATCAGTGACATTCAATTTGAGCAGAGCCGCACTCAAGAACCCTACTTCATAGACAAACTGAATGTTCGCCAGCGTGCCTACAATCCCGAAACTGGCGAGTATGAAACCAGCCAGGGCAATGCTTTCACTGTAGAACGTATCATGCCAGTGCCCTATCGTCTGACCATCACGCTGGACTTCTGGAGCACCAACTACTTACAGAAACTGGAATTCTTTGAGCAGCTGGCCACACTGTTTAATCCCAGTATGGAAATACAAAGCACAGACAATTTTGTTGACTGGACCAGCTTGAGTGTGGTGTATCAAGAGGGCATCACCTGGACCAGCCGCAGCATTCCTGTGGGCACTGGCAATCCCATCGATGTATTAAGTTGGAAATTTACCATACCCATCTGGATCAGTAGTCCCATCAAGGTCAAGAAACTGGGCATTATACACAAGATTATTGCCAGTATTTTCAAGGGCCAATATCGTGATGACATACAAGACGATGACCTGTTGCTGGGCACGCGCCAGAAGATTACTCCCTATGGCTACAAGATACTGCTGTTGAATGGTGGTCTACAAATACTACCGGCTGATCAGCCATTTAATCCACCCAACAGTGACTTGCAAACTCCCACGCCTCCCAACACCACACTGGGCTGGCACGCTGTGTTGAACCCATATGGTGTGATCCGTGAGGGCATCAGCATGATTGCACTGGAAAATCCCTACATGGAAACAGAAATCATGGGAACCATAGCCTATAATCCCACTGATGACCGCTTGTTAATCTATAACATTGACAGTGACACCCTGCCACAAAATACTCTAGACCCAGTGAACATGGTAATCAATCCGCTGGTCAAGTATCCCGGCAATGGACTACCTGCACCAGTGACTGGGCAGCGATATTTGATTGTTGAGCAAATACCGCGACAGATTGATTCCTGGCAGCCCTGGACTGGATTGACGGCAGGTGCCAATCCCAATGATATCATTGAGTTTGACGGCACAGACTGGACTATAAGTTTTGACAGTAGCACACCACATGATGTAGAATATGTTTTAAACCTGAACACAGGCGTTCAATACCGCTATGTAACAACTGAAGGATGGCAGAAGGCCTGGGAAGGTTGGTATAATCAGGGTGACTGGAGACTGATCATTTAATGAAAAAAGAAAGCGTGGGCCTGCTGTTTTATGCGGCTGATACCCAAAGACAGTTGTTCTTGCTACGAAATGATCGCAATATACATTCTTGGGGCTTGCCCGGCGGCAAAGTTGAGCGTGGCGAAACCTTGCGTGAAGCCATAGAGCGTGAGTGCCGCGAAGAAATACATTTCTGGACTCAGGATGTAAAGTTATTCCCACTAGAACAATTTACCAGCGATGACAGCAAATTCTGTTACCATACTTTTTTCACCATGGTTCCATATGAATTCAAGCCTGTGCTGAATGATGAACACATTGGCTATGCCTGGGTCAGTGCTGATACCTACCCCAGACCACTACATCGTGGACTGTTCAATACACTAAACTACAATGTTATCAGGCAAAAGATTGCAATAATTTGTGATAGCATGAAATAGAAAAACCCGCCGGAGCGGGTTTTTGTTTGGGTCAACAACAGATTAACTATTGCTTACTACAACCACATTAGCCACACTACCGGGTTGCACAGTTGCATTAGCGGCAATGAAACTTACCAGATAACTTGTGGCAGTTGTCAGGTTGCCCTGATCCGCTGTGCTCACATAGTCAGTGGGGAAGCCCCAGCCATGCTTGTCTGTGATACTGAACAAGGCAATGTTGCCAGCACTGGCATCCACAGCCTGAATACACATCTGACCACTGGTCAGGTTGGCAGCATTGGCATCTGCTTCATTTACCAGCACACATGTCTGTGTGTGGGTAGGGTCAGCCAGATTGGCCACAAGATACTTGTGCTTGCCCTTTTGACGAACAATGTAAGCATCACCAGCATCATAACTGCCAGTGGCGTATTCAATGTTGGCCACGCACAGGATGGTATTAGCACCACTGGTGGCTCCCAGACCGTTAGCACCACCAGTTACACCAACGTTAATGTTATTTGTGGGGTAACCAACGTCCACATTACCGGGGTGTTGAATTTTTAACTTGCCCATTTTATTTCTCCTTATAGTGACGTTCTAGGTCATACGCTGAGGCGCAGCGTAAGTCCTGAATAACCCATTCAGGAACCCAGTATTTAGTCCAAAACGCCTGTTTTAGCGGTAGATGGGGTTGTCCACTGGTGTAGTGAAGTTTGCAGTGTAACGGGCACTCTTTGTGATCTGAAAGTTATCAAGATAGCCATTGTATTTTAATGTTGTAGTGGCTGCTCTATTATCAATCGTCGTGCCAATTGTAAAAGTTCCGTCAGAATAGTTTGTGGCTGCGCTGTATGTTCCCACGCTACTACCATTAACATACATGGTTGTAACTCCACTAGATCGCACAATTGTGACGTAAAGCCAAGTTCCAGTTGAGTAAGCGGCAGATGATGTGATTCGTGTAGCGTTATCAGCAAAATAGTTTAGTCTGCCATCTGTACCAAAAGACGCACTGATGCCTGTTGTTGATGTACCGGAGGATCTAGTATCAAACAAAACCCCAATAATTGCAAAAGAAGAAGGATTAGCCCAAAACTCAATCGTAAAGTCGCCAGGAAATCTAAATGCATCACTTGTTGGCGCGGTCAAATAATCCCCGTTTCCATCAAAATACATACAACCTGCACCCAGTCTGCGAACACTAGTGACTGTTTGTGCGTTACCCAGGGTTTCTAAGTCATTAGTGCCAGTGCGATCATAGATGGCAGCATTATTGCCAGGTAATAAAAATACAGTATTAGCAATACATTGTAATGGTTGTGTGGGAGGCGTAAAGTTTGCTGTGTAAAGACCAGTTCCTTTCAACACACGTACATCTGACACATAGCCAGTAATTACAGTGGACCCTCCTGCATCTCGTCCTATGTTAACAGTACCTGTAACTCCATAGTTTTGGCTAGTTGTATAAGTGCTTCCTTGCTGCACACCATTAACAAAAAGTCGCGTGTTGTTAGATTGTCGTGATACGGCAATATGATACCATTGATTGGTCACCAATGCAGGCCCAGTAATAATTGCCGCATTTGGAGGATTCGTGAAAGCAACAATGGCACTACCGCTGTAATAAATCAATATTCTTTGTGATCCATTATTATAGTCTATCCAATCTTGTCTGCTTGTTGCTGTGGGATACGTCCAAAATTCAATGGTGTAATCTCCGGTACCCAGGCCCAATGTCCCACTATTAGCAGACACTAAATAATCCCCAGTACCGTCAAAATATGCACTGCCACCATACGCTGCAGGAGTGTATGCCGCCGGAAGATTAAAGGGCTGGAATCGTTGAACACTAGTTTCACCGGTAGCAGCAATAGAGAAATTATTTAAGCTGTTATCACGGAATCGGTTGCTCTGACAAGTTAGTAAACTTGTGTTGGCGATGGCTGTTAGTGGTGCTGTGGGTAGAGTAAAGTTAGCACTAACACCAGTACCTTTTACAATGCGTACATTGCTGATGTAACCAGTAACATAATGAGCGTATGTTGTTAGTCCTTGAAATAAGCCCGCGCCAATTCTTAAAGATCCAGAAGCTACTGAATTATTTGGATAAGTGTTTACAACAAGAGTTTGAGATACTCCGTTTAAAAAGATTCTGTTTACTCCGCCAGACCTAGATATGGTTACGTAATTCCATACATTCAATGCTTGTGCGCTAGTGAATGAAATTCCGGTATTGCTTCCTGTTCCCGGAGAATAAATGCTTAGTCTATTATTTGTGGCGTCCCAGTTAATTTCATAACCCGCATTAACAACATTTCCAAGACAAACAACGGAAGCAACTCTATTGTTGTCTACATTTAACGACGGCAATGCTGTAAAATAAATCCAAAAAGATACTTCATAATCTCCACCACCGATATCAAGAGCACTATTATAGGCGGCAGATAAAACATCTCCATTACCATCAAAATAATTGCTCCAGTACCCATTGGGCCAGTAGGGTGTGAAACTGCCCTGTGTGGTGTTGCCATTGCGAGTGACTAATAGGTTGTTGGGGCCACTGTCAATGAAACCA